TGATTAGCAGGTGTTATTGAAACAGTTATTTCATCTCCTTCAAATGCTGTAGGCTTGAATCCTGTTAAAGTAACTACTCCTGTTAAGTTATTATAACTTCCAATGTTATCTACCTCAACAGTTCCATCAATGGACACAATCTGTAATTTGGTTGTAGATAACTGATTCTTAATAGAACATGTTTGAGTATTGAAAGTAAATTGCGATGACTCAAATGTTGAGACTACATCATCAGGTTCGGCAAGAGCAACTGGAAAGTTAATGTCATATGATAGTGATACATTTGTAGTAGGAATGAAACCTTGTCTTATTTTTATTTCCATTTTTGAGTTAAGTATAGCCGAATCGATTGCATCAATTTGAGTTAATAAATTTGATCTTCGAAAAACTTTATTAAACTTTTTTAAGTTAGTAGTAAAATAATTATTAATTGTATTTTGAACAGTAGTCTGAATTGCTTGTGAAGTTGATGCTGTTAAGTCAGGATCTAAATTAAAGGTAGTACTTATTTCTAAGAAAGTAGTAATAGGATCAACATACTCAGTTGTTATAGACATTACTGCCATGTTATCAGTTAAATCTGTTTTAATCTCATCTTTAACAGTTTGCTGTCTTGTCGCAGTAACACCTGATTTAAACTTAAGTCCTACATATGTAATTCCATAAATTGCTGGAATAGAATCTGCGCCACTATATGCTGTAACATCATCTAAGAAAGCGCCAAAGTTGGATTGAATTTGTGCTTTGTAGTCTTCAGCTGTTACTAACCTTCTTTGTGAAGTAAACGCTATAGGAGCATTCTGTCTAATAGATTCTATACTCTCTTTATATGCTCCACCTGCAGCAACAGCTTCAGTTGTAGTTGTTAGTGTATAGTCAACTCCACCAATTGTAATATCGGCTGATGCTGTAAATGCTGACGCGTCATTTGCCACTGTGCCTTGAGTCGATAAATAATCTATTACGATCTTATTACCTGCAACCGGAGCTTTACCGGTTGTTGTTCCATCACCAAATATAACTTCATAGTAACCATTTGGAACTTCTTTAATTTGGTAAAATTTAGAATCATTTGTAATTCTTATTGCCTTATTAATGTTAGTATAAGTATCAAATAATGATGAGCTTGCTGTTGGAAATACTCTAACTCTTATAGTAGTCGTATCCATTGTGACATCAGGTATTACATAGATTTGATTATCGGCAACATCACCTACAAAGAAAGTCTTTGTTTTCTCAGTACCTTCAAACACTGGTATGGCAACTCCATCAGTTGAGTTAATAAACTGGTATAATCCATTACCGTCATCAGTGGCTATAAAGTTTTCTCTAGTTTGAAATGTATATGTGACTCCATTGACACTTGAGGTAAACTGTGTATTTCTTGGTAATGTTATAGATGTAGGTCTTGATGTAGCTGAAACTATTACTGAGAGATTTAAGTCAGCTTGAGCAGAAGAGTAAGACTTAGGAACATATCCTAAACCTTCTGCCAAAGATGCAACTGAACTTCTTAGTTGAGCTGAATTTATAAATGATTCATTAAGTGCAAAGTTGGCAGTTAAGCCCGTAAAATGAGTATTATAAGCAAGTACATCTAATATATTACTTAAACCAGATGCTTCAAAGTCATAATCTGCAAATTCTGTTTGTTGTTTTAAAAAATCTTTAAGCCTACCTTTTATAGTGTCAAAGTCGAGCTGAGTTGATCTGATTGTAGTTGCCATTTATCTTAACCTCGTTAAATTCACTTGTGTTGAAAGTGTTTCTGATGTATTCAACATTTTAAAAGTTACTGTAACTTTAATTTCATGAGAGTCATCTCTTAAGTTAGTGGTTATATTTAGTACCTGTGCTCTTGGCTCAAATATCTCAATCGCTTGTATTATTTGTTCTCGTAAGTCATCATCATCTATATCTGTATTTAAAGCAAAAAGAAATGAGTTTAAGTTTCCACCAAACCTTGGTTCAAATGGTTTTTCACTAAAGTTAGTAAGTAATAAATTTTTAACTGCCTGCTTAACTGCTGCAGCATGTTCTTTTTTAAAAATATCACCAGAAGCTTTCTTGGCAAATGTCAAGTCAATATCTTTATAGGTTTCTTTTCTGCTTGATATTAGAGAAGCGCTACCTATATTTCCATCTTCAACTGAAAAAGCTCTTACTGGCATATTATTTCCTTTTTATCTATTTATACAGTTTATGCGCTTGCTGTCGTTCTTAATACTTCTAATAACTCATTAGTAACTTGATTAACATTATTATAACGAGTTTCCATTTGATTATTAAAAGTTACGGTCCATGGAGATATTACCTCAGGCATAATTAAAATAATTTGTGCATTCAAAGTATTATCAGGATTATAATTATCATAATCTAATATCATCTTATCAAATTGAATATTATCTTTCCAGTAAACTGCTAGGTCAAATGTTTTTTCTACGGCTATCTTTCCATCCAATCCAATAAGCTCATATACAACTGCAAAGCCTCTTGACATTAAATAGTTTACACCATCACTTACATCTAAGTCTTCACCTTCTTCAGCTCTGTATAATCCTTCAACAACCTGTAGCCTAAAATCTTTAAACTCTTTCGTAGCATCAGGCGAGTTGATAGTTCTCATTGCTTCAGCATGTAATACATATTGCTTAGCCAGTAACACTTTTTGATCATCGTCTGTAATATGAGTTAATGTTACAGGATCATTATCACCTCCAAGAAACTTTGCCATTGATATGCCCGGTGCTAATTTTGTCTTACTTGTTATAGAATCTTGAAATACTGGATTGTATTTTGCATCTACTAATAAATCTACCGTTGATACTGTCATATTATGCCTTATATAATTTAGTTGAGTTTTGACTTCTGCCTAACTTATCGGTACCTCTTCTGGCAACTGTATCTTTGCCAACAATTCTGCCTGTTGATAATGGTGACACACGAGTTGCAAATGGAGATATAGTACCATCAGTTATAAGAGCTGATATAAAAGTGCTGTTACTTGCATTATTAGGATCTCTTAACTTTGATCTTGCCTCTTTAGTATTTAAGTCTACTTTTGAAACACCGCCGTAGTGCTCTGTACGATCTAATCTATTAAACAATTGATTAAAGTCATCAATATGAACTCTCTTGATTGCCACACCTGAATTCTCTAATGCATCATTTATTATAGCCGTTGTAGGTAATACAGTGTTAGAATCTGCGGCAGTTGTAGTATTATTTACATTTTCCCCCGGAACACCAGCAGTTCCATTAGGTGCTTCTCCTGCAGTTGTCGCAAAGTCTGCATGATTGGCGCTGTCTGCCTTACCAGTTAAATCACCATGAAATGTTGTAGCATACATTGCAGTAGCATGAACTGAGGTAGAATTAACTCTTGGTATGTGTGCAGTATGACCATAGTAGACCATATTAGCACCTCCAATAGTTCCACTATCACCTAATACCGCAAGTGATGATGCTGTAATGTTAGCACTTTTTGTTGAAAGAGTAACTTCATTTTCAGCAGTCATTGTTAGTGTTCCTCCGGCTGCATAGTTATGATCAACCTGAACATTTTCAGCAAACGATCCTTTTATGATATCGTTTTTATCTCCATGTATAAGAGTGGTGAAACCACCACCGATTGTTTCTGATTTACTACCTACGATTTGAGTTTCAACAGTTCCTGCAACATCAGTAATCAATCCTCTTCTTATATTCTGCTCCATGTCTCCTTTAACATTTACGTTAAAGTCTCCGCCAACTTCAACATCAAAGTCACCAGCAACTTTTAGTTTTAAGTTACCATTATATTGTAGTTCACCATCACCGTCAACCACTACCTTTTCATCATTGGCTGTAACTCTTATTGTATTCTTAGTTGAGCCATATATCACGGTGCCGTCTGCGCGCATCTCCACGCCTGATCCAGAATTATGTCTTATCATAACTCTTTCAGAACCGGGTGTATCATCATATTCTACAATGTGCCCGGATGCAGTTTCTTTTACCTGAGAGTTAGGATATGATGAAATAGATTCAACATTTAAATCAAAGTCAATATCTTTAACTGATCCGCCAAGCTCCACATTCACTCTTTTAAAACCTCTTGCAATCTCATTAACTGACGAAACCTCTTCATAACCTACTTTAGGAAATATTCCTGTAGGATCTGAAAAGCCATTTTCTTTGTCTTTTAATGAGTTTGCTTTTGCAGGTGATACTGTAAAGTTTTCTGATTCCATTGACATATGTTATTTTCCTCCAAACAAGCTGGTTAAGCTTTTAGTATCAAGTTTCTTTGATATAGTGTCGACAAATGATTTATTTTTATCTACACCCGGAATTAATTTTTTTACAATACTATCTCCCTGTGCTTTAGCAAATGAGTTTTTGGGGTCATTCACTGCCTGAGATATTCCCTTACTAATATCCAGCTTTCCAGTTGACAAGTCATTTAATGCAGTTTTAACTGATGCTATATCCGCTTCAGCATTTACTGGAAGCTGTTCACCTGTTAATGGATCAGTATTTTCATACACGCTTGCTATCTTGTTAAAGCTAAATGGTTCAGCCGATTTGGTTTTAGCGCCTTGAGCTATATCAATAGGTTTTGTATAAACAATTTCTTTTCTATCTGGACCATTACCAGCATCTTTTGGATTATCTATAGTATTTGTCTTTCCATATTTATCACGTAATGACGCAATGTCGACTGCAGGTCCTGCTTTACTTGGTTCAATTTCATAATCGGCAAAGACATTAATTCCAGATAAAGACTTATATGCTTGAGACATTAACTTATCTAAAGAAGTAAGCTGGTCAGGATTAACAGGATTTTGCCTATTGGCTATTATAGTAACTTGCATTCCTGTTCTATCAAATGATGATGTTTCAGGATTTCTAAATTCATTAATAGGCCTGCCACGCTGTATTCTACCATCAGTAAGTATTAGATAATGAGCTTGTATTCCAAAAAGTTTTTCTTTTTCTCTAATTTTTTTTATTGCACTCTGCGCATTACCTTCTCTTTCAATTAAATTTTTTAAATCACTTTCTTTTGATATTTCATGAATGGATGTAGCATTTACTTTTTCAGGCGGACCCCAAACTTTATCTGACCAACCAATAATTATAGCTACAACCTTTTCCTTGAATCTTGAACTATTTTCTAATTCTGTCTTTAACTCATCAGATGTATCAACAAACTCAAACTTATAAGTACTAGGAGTAAAATACCCTTTCCATGCTGAGTTACTACTAGATATGTTTACAATATTACTTGGTGAGATGTTAGGTATTAACTTACCTTTACTAACAAGCTTACTAGTATTAGTACTTAAATTAAGCTTTCCTGTGACTGCGTCTGTACCTTCAATTAAATTTGGTATTTCTGGACCTGCTCCTCCAAATGCATCTAAAGGAGGAATTACTCCTTCAGGTAATCCTGACATTAAGTTTTTAATGCTTGGTGGTAACTTAGCCTTAATACCTTTTACTTTACCTAATAAGTTAGCAAAGGTATTTGTACCTGATCTAGCAATCCCAGGTATACTTCCAAAAGCGCTTGGATCAAGATCTAATCCTGCATTCTGTGCCTCTTTAATTTTTGACTTTACTTCTGTTTCCACTTCTTTTGTCATTTTGCTTTCAACTGTTACACCAGCATCTTTATCTTCAATTGCTGTAACAGCTTGATCAATTATCTTAGTAGATAATGAGGCAGGTAAAACTGCACGCGCTTCTGTCTGGATTGTTTTTGATGGCGCGGTTGTATGTGTTTTTAATTCATCGATAATTGAGTTAACACTACCTTGAGTAAGCACTACCTTATTTAAATTACCTGTAGATGATAGTCCTGTTTTTTTAAATAAAGTTGTCAAGCTCGCTGTTTGTGAAGATGTCTTATCGGCAGAGCCATCTGCTGCTCCAGATTGCAATTGTGCAACTCTAACTCTCTTAACAAAGTTTGCGGTAGGCTTTGATCCTGCCTGCAGTCCTTTAAAACCTCCAAATACTGCTCCCATTGAATTAAATGGAGAAGCATTGCCAGTAATTTCTTGTATGTTTAGTGTTTTAGCTGAAGCTTTCATAGGATTACCAATTTCAGCAATCATCTTTTGTTGAAACGCTACCGCTTCAGGCGGGGCAGCAGCTTCAAACTCTGCCTGTGTTATCTCTGGTTTTTCATACGTAATTATTATTCTTTGATGAAAGCTATTTAATGAGATACTAGTTCCATTAAACGAATACTGAGAAGGATCATCAAATATTGAAGGAATATTACTTGTTGTAAAATTATTTGCATTTGTTTGACTTTTTGAAACTTGTATATTAGTTAACTTAGCTATAACCTCGGGGCGTCCAATAGTTAACACTACTCCGTTAAATGTACTAAGTTCATTAGCTCCTCTTGGCTTATCTCCGGCTTTCATATTAATTGTTGAAATATTAGACATTATGCTGTACCCTCTGGCTGAGCTCCTATTCCTAATTTTTTATTAACTTCAAGAGCAAAATTTATCCTTTGTTGTGTAGACCCAGGTGCAGGAGCTTCAAACTTTTGTTCAAATATTTTAGAAGCTTCTTCTATTGTATCTGCTTTTCTTAGTTGAGCCAGACCTTTCCAAGGGTGATTACTAAGCTCCCATATAATAAATTTTAATTGAGCATATAATGTAGTATAATTTAAGCCAGATCTTGCACTAAATTTCCTAAGCTCTTGTAGTCTATAGCCAGCCGCTTTACTAGGATTCCATTGTGCTATTCCGTATGAACCTTCAAGTGTTCCATCTTTCTTTCTAGCTCCTGAAAAAATAGTAGGATTTATATCACCTTTCATTCCTTTTAAACTAGACTCTTTAATTAAATTACCTAAAATACCTGCTGCTTGATTAGGAGTAAAAGATCCTCCTTCTTCAGATAAAAAGAAGTTATAAGCTTTTTCAATATTAGTGTTTCCTATAAGATTGCCATCATCTACTGAAGGTACACCGGGTCTTACTGCAGGTGGAGGTGCGGATGGAACATTGGCAGTACCATCATATTCATTTTTCTTTGATGCAGGTTCATTAACATCGTTTCTTTTTGTCTCAACTTTAGGTATTGATCCCATAACTAAAGGGCATTGAGAATCTTTGCCATCAAGAAATACTCCAAATACTTGTGCTCTATTTTTTATTTGAGAGTTAGCACCTATTCCTGAAGTTCCGCCTTCGGTTACAGGTATTAACACTGAAGCCCATGGCAAGTCTTCATTAGGAATATCGATAGTATCTGATGTATGAATACCATAAACTCTGACTCTTACTCTATCAAGCTTTAATGGATCATTAACATCAACCACTGTTCCAATAAACCACCTTATAGAATCTCCATAATATTCATTTTCTGGTATATGTGCATACGCCATTAAACACTAATCTCCTTACCCAATGATGCTACTTTACCACACAACAATTCACTTGTAACTTTTTCTGCAGCAAAAACGTGTTTAGCTCCAACTATTAAGTAGTCACCAGATTTTTTTAAATCTTTAGAAGCAGCATTAGTATCTTCACTAGGATC